TAGTTTTATAAAAATTGAACAACTTTTTGTCGTTTAAACCATCTTCCACCAAGTTTTCCATAAGATTTTTAACCATATGTTTCACTTCTTTTGATTTAACATCAAATTGCCTATCAATGTATAGAGTTACCTCTAAATTCATGAAAGACCTTTTTTCAAGTTTTATTCCTTTTGTTCTTATATCCAAATCAACAATAGATTGTTGTTTAAAGTGTGGATTTTGTAAATTATAAATTATTTCTTTTATTTTACGTCTTGATTTAAGAATCGTATGATCAAAGTCATCCGTTTCATTATCTGGTTGTAACCAAGAATTTAATTTTAAGTAAATTGTCTTTAAGTTTTTGTAATCTACGGTACCATAACCGATTTTTACATCTTGGTATGTCCCTAATGGGATATACTTTCCATTTTTCATTATTTCATCATATTATTTTATTTATGGTGTAATAAAAATATAAATAAAAAAACTTATAAATCCAAAAAATATTTTGTATATTTTAGAATACTTATATATTATGATTGTAATTGATGTAACAAAAGAAAAAAGTCTTGAAAGTGCACTTAGAACTTATAAACACAAAGTTCAAAAAGTTAAACAAGTCCAACAATTAAGGGAAAGAAAAGAATTCGTTAAACCCTCAGTTATTAAAAGAAAAGAAAAATTAAAAGCGGTGTACGTTCAACAAATAAAAAATGGTCTTAATTAAGACCATTTTTTAATTCATTTAATCTGTAGTAATTATATTTTGAAGGTTTCATATCTTTTACTTCCTTCTCCACGTTTGATAACTTATTCGTTAACTCAGTATCATTCGATTCACTTAAAAGTGAACCTACTTGGGTTAGAATACTTTCTTTAAGTTCTGTGGTTTTATTATTTAATTCATCTTCACTTAAAGAAAGAATGTTTTTTAATTCTTCTTTCTGTGATTCATTCATTGTATTTGAATACAATACGTTAAAATTATTTGCTAACACTGCGTGTAACAAACTTTCGTTCGGAGTTATACTACCAGAAACACTCTCAACAATATCTTTTTTAGTTATTAAATGTTCAACCAATTTTTTCTTTGCTTTAACCTTCTTTTCTAAATTTGATAAAGTGTCTTCTTCAGATAAGTGATCTAACGCGGTGTATATTTCATTTTCGTTAATTTCTGAAACATTAACCTTCTCGTCTAATGATTGACAAAATCCTTTAAACTCATTAGTCATTTGTTGTTTTAACATAGACCCCATCCCCTCAACGTATAATTGAGCAGTTTCCTTATCTTCAAAATATTTGTTCTCTATTTCTTCATAGAATAGATAAAGTTCTTTAAAACTTTTATTTTCTTTAATTGTACCCAATATATCTTTTACCTCTTTCTTATTTTGTTTAGAATAAGATTCGGTTAATTTTGATAATATCTTAGATTTTAATAATCCGAAATTTTTCATTTTTGTTCGTTTAATATGTCGTTTAATTTAGTTTCTATCTCATAAATATTCTGTTGTGCCTTATTAATATCAAATAATTGAGATATATCATCTCCCTCACCCAACATACCTAATATTTTTGATTTTTTAGACTCACTTAATGGTCCTTCTCCTCCCGGTGGTTCAGCTGCCGGAGGTGCTCCTCCTCCCATATCCATTCCACCACCACCATCTGGTGATTCACCACCGCCTGCCGCTTCAACTTTTGCTCTTTCTTCTTCAGGTATACCGTATTTCTTATCCACCACATCAAAGACACCAGAACGCTTAATGATATTTTGTGTATTTGTTAACTCAAATCCCATCGCCCTTTCAAGTCTTTGTTGTTGTAAGTCTAAAACAACTTCAGACTCACTCATACCCAAGATATTCTTTTTAGCCCATGTATGTGACACAGGTAATATACCAACTTGTGATTGGTCAGAAGTTGCGTCTTTATATAAAGTGATTTTTTCTTTCCATTGTTCAATACGTAATAAATCAGATTGTGCCGATGGATTTGTTAATGATAAATTAAAATTATTTAATTCATCTTCCATTCCCGTTAGGTAAAGATGTATTAATGCGATTTTATTTAACTCTTGAATTAAAGATTTTTGAATTCTATTAATTGTACGAGCAAAACGAATATCCATTAATGCTAAACTCTTACCCTCACCAACAACCTCCTCAAATCCTAAAAATGCTTTAGGTATACGTAACGCAGCCAATAATTTCTTTTGAATATATTCAATATCGGCAATCTCACCTAAATTTTGTGCTCCAGGTAATGTTTCAATTGGGTTTGTTTGTGATGGGTCACGAACAGGTATGAAATAATCTTGGTCAACCGCCATTTGATTATATCTCATATCTACTTGACCGTTACGTGGGTCAGAAATCTGATCTCTTTTAAATTTGTTCGCTACACGTTGTACGTAAGGTTCAATGTCCTTATCATCCATATTACCAACGAATACTTTGAATACACGTCTCTCAGGTGCTCTTGATGTTCTGTAAATTAACATCGCATCTTCAGCAAGTAAAAGTTGTTTCCAAATACGTCTAATCTTATCTAACATAGAAGTACCATAAGGTAACTTTCTATCATCACCTAATAATCTAAAGTGTGCTATTTCCCAAGCTTGGAATTCCATTTCTTTGGTTTTCCAATTAAATCTTAATTCTCTTGATGGTACTTTAGTGTCTCTAGTTTGAGTTGGTTGTTTTGATGCGGCACCTTCGATTCTTTCAATCTCAATATTTGGAAGTTGTTGACAACCAACAATTCCTTTCTCGGGGTCTATTTTTAAATAAACAAAATCATCACCATACTTACAAAGACCTCTTGTCCACATTTGTAAGTTTGTATTGATGTCTAACTTGTCATAAAATAATTCTTCCAATATTCCTTTGATTCTTTCGGAATCAGAATATATTGTTAATATTTGACCCTTCTCAGACATTGTTGTAGATTCTTCAGAATAGATATCTAAAGCGGCGGAAATTTCAGGTGTGAACTCCATAGATTCATAGTCATAATACGCTGATATTCTATTTGGTTCATAATATACCGATTGATTATATAGAGATTGGTCAAGTTTTGTCCACTTATCCGCAATGTAAGAACTTTGTTGTGCTTGCAACATTGCCTTTTCATATTCTTCTCTACTATCTGTTTTTAATAATTCGTCTTTACTGAAATTAAATGACGGAGTCTTGTCAACTTTCGTTTGACCCGGATATCCGAACATCTTGGTTAATTTCTGAAAAACTGTTAGATTCTGATCTGCCATGTTTATAAATAGTTTTCTTTAAGAATATATACTTTTTTATTTGGATTAAAAAGACTATTTCGATTTACCAAATAACCAAGAATATTCTTTATACGCCTCTTTTGGAACACCAGATGGGTTATTTTGATAATAAATTTGATTATTATCCATTCCCATAGACCCTATTTGGTCAAATGCTGTACCATAAGAATAAAACGACTTATTTGGTTCGTATGTTCTTTCGGACATAGTCCAAGAGTCCAACATAGCCTTATTTGCGTTTTCATTTTTTTCCAATTGATTGAAAGACATATCCGCGACATATAAAGCCATTGATAACCCCATAATCGCATCATCGTGAGTCCCCTTCATGTGGTCGGGTCTACCGTTCAAATATACGAACGTATTAAGTTCATTTAATAATCTACTTGACCTTACCGCAAATCCCTTTCTTAACTGTTCTTCAAACGCAGCAACAATTTGTGTTCTTTTATTATTAAAACTAAGACCTGGTATTTTTTCCATAGCCTTTGAATTATACTCCCATATGTTTTTGGTATTAATACCATCAATATATAAGTTCTTATAATTCATTTCTTGTAATTTTCTAGATGTGGCAACTCCCATACCTCCCGTTATATCAATAACAATAAACGCTTCGTATAGTATACCCCATTTATAAGCCACCGATGCCAAATCGTCCGGTGGTATTTTACCAATATATTCGGCGACTTGTTCCCTCTCATCAAAATCAATAATACTAATCGCAGAAAAGTCCTCACTATCCCCTCTACTTACATCGACACCCATAATATAACGATGACCTTGAATTGGTTCTTTCCATTGCCAAAACGTACCTTGCATGTATTTCTCTTTAGGTACACGAATCATATTTTTAGCAATATTCTCTTGGACGTCTCCGGGAATAACCCCATCACCCGAACCTAAAAAGTCACATTCTAATTCCTGAGCAATCTTACGTCTATCATATTTAAATTTCTTAGACATTGATTCAAACCAAGATGAAAACGGTTTGTATCCTCCCTCTTCCAATTCTTGATATTTTTCCATATCAAAATCGTACAACACAACTTCATTGTCGTCATATTGTTCTCTATTTAACATGTAGTGACAGATATCCTGACACTTAACCCAACGTAAGTCTTTAGTATAACGAGGGTCTTTAAACCACCTTAAATCGGTAATATGAAAATCATTCACTCCACGAATTGCTTGGTCGTAAACACCGTAATAGATAGGGTCATATCCATTTGGAGTTGATACAAGGATAATCTTACCTCCCGTTGATAGGGACGCCATAGATGCTGCCCAAAAATCGTCACCAGCTTCAATATATGCTGCCTCATCAAATACAAGTATGGTAGGTGTATAACCACGTAAGGCATCGGCAGATGTTGCCACCGCTTTAACTTCACATCCATTATTTAATTTGAATCGACTTTCAGAGTTTTTATCTACTGAGAACCCAACATTAATCCAATCTGGCCATTGTTCTAAGAAGTGACGAACTTTATTCGCCATTTCCACCGCAGTATCTTTCTTATTAGCAATTAATAAAACTCTTTCGGGTTCTGTTGCCTTTGCTGTTTGTAGTTTGTGAGAAATCCACGCCGCAGTTACGGTGGTTACCCCCGCCTGTCTATATTTTCTTGTGATATTCTCATTATATGTTTCATAGTCATTTATTAACTGAATTTGGTCAGGAAATAACTCTAACGGAACGTATTTTTTTTGAGTGTTGTCATATGTTTGAAGATAGGTCCTTAACGCATAAGGAACGTCTTTCATTATCTTCGCATATTCTTTTAACTGTTCTAATTTAGAATTCATATATGTATAAATACAAAAAAGGAGGTTAAAAACCTCCTTTGTATTATTCTTAGTCAGGTCTACGTATACCCATACCACCTAAAAAATCGTCAAAATCATCATCATCAGTTTCATCACTGATATTGTTTAACTTATCATCGAACTGATTCATTGTTTCTGTGTAATCGTAATCCTGTAATTCTTGTTCAATTGCTCTATATAATAAACCCATTAAATTTTTACCATTTTCTGAACCTGAAATAATTTCCTTCATTAATATTAAAAACTCCTTCGCTGGTTTTTGAATAATGTGTGAAAATAATAACAATTGAATTTTATATTTTTCTTCGTCGACTAAAACTTCCTCAGGAAACTGTCTTCTAACTCTTTCCCAAATTGCGGGACCTAATCTTAAGTCCCACATTTCTTTTTCTAATGTATCTTCACTATCTTCAATATCGGTAAAATCTTCTTCATTACCTTCTTCATCTTTTGGTCTACCTTGAA